GGAATCATTTGAAGGATATTGAGCATTGTTCAGAAGGCGAAAATCCAGATATTATTTCTATTACAGATGGTATGTTCACAGATAATGATTTTAAGGGAAATGATGGGAATATAGTTTCTACAAATACTATTTCCGCAAGATTTATTAATAAGGTTGAGCCAAAAGATTATGATTCTACTGTATTAGAAGCAAAGTTTGAAGTAGAAGGAATTATTGAAAAAATTGAAGATGAAGTTGTTAAAAATGTTCCTAGTGGAAATCTTGTAGTAGTTATGGATGCTATTGGACAGACTGCTGATGGATTTGGTAAAGATGCAGTTTATACAGCAGATAAGTTTATCCCTGTAAAGATGGTAGTTGATAAATCTATGGCAACTGCATTTAGACAGGCTGGATATTATGAAGGTGCTTTTACAAAGTTGGTTGGTACTGTGATCAATTCTGTTGAAATCACTAAGCAGGTAGAAAAAGCTGCATTTGGTACAGATATTGAAAAAGAAGTTAGAAGTTACATTCGTAAGAATGAAATCAAGTCTGGAACAGCAGTCAGTACAATTTTTGAACATGAACTTACTCAAGAAATTGTGGATGCATTAAAGGCAAAGAGAAAAGCAAAGTTGGCAGAAATTAAGAGTGAAAGTACAAATGGAACTGAAACAGCAGCAGGATTTGAAAAGAATACGAGTACACCAGCTCCACAGACTACATACAATCCATTTGCACAGAACTAATAACAAATAATAAATAAAGCCTATCTGAGATTTATCAGATAGGTTGATTACCTAAATTAACTATAAAGGAGATAATAAGTAATTTATGATTGGAAATTTATTAGATATAGCACCAAATAAAGTGAGTAGAGATTATAGTGGTTATCCCGTAGTGTTTTTGGGAGAAACTGGTGATGGAAAAACAGATAGTATTAATAGATTTTTAATTTCAGTTGCACAGAATGGTAAAGTTCCACTTTTCATTGCATTAGAAGATGCTACAATGATTGTTCCAAATATTAGGGCAGTAAGAGTACATGATGAAAGTGAACTTTTACAGGTTTATAATCAGTTAAAAAATCCCCAATTAAAAAATATTTATAGCTGTGTGGTTATTGATACAGCAGATAAATTTGAACAGATGAATAAATTTTATATTCAAAATAAAAAGGAAGTAGATATTATTGAAGATATTGGATATAGCAAAGGTAAAAAATATTTGAAGTCTGCTTCTGGGATTGTGAATGAAATTAGGAACTTAGGATATCCTGTACATTTTACAGCACAGTTATATAAGACTACGGATTTTAATACAAATAAAGTGATTTATAAGACAAAACTGGATGAGGCTACGACACAACAAATGTTTCATGATGCTTTTTTGGTTGGGTGTGTATCTCTTGATACGAAGAGTAAAGATCCATTAACATCTGACAGATTAATTACATTTAGGAAAACAGAAATGTATCCTGATTTAAAAGATAAATTTGGACTTCCTATTTCTATGCATGTAGGAGAATTGAAAGATAAATTGGATGCAGTATTTAAAAACAGATATAAAGATTCAGAATTAAAAGATGAATCACTTATTGAAGAAGTTAAAGAAACAGAAACATTCGAGGAAGTAAAATCTAAAGGAATGTCATATGGTGCTTTACTTGCAGAAAACGGAAAACTTGATGAAGCTATGTTTATCTTAAAAACAGAAATTGGTCAAGATGATTCTGGTAATCCAAAAACTTTAAATGATTTATCTCCAGCTCAAATTGATGTTGCTAAAGTTGTAACTATTAAGTTGGAAGAATTGGTTTCAAAGTATAATTTGAAATAATTTTAGTGGGGAGGTTCATCCTCCCTTTACATGAAGTAGGTGTATATGGCAAGATTATCGACTTGTAAAAATTGTGGTAAAAAATTGCAATCCGAAGAAAAACATATTCATGCTTCTAAAACATATTGTGAAGAATGTTATCAAAAGATTTTACGGGAAAGTGATGAGTATAAACAATTAATCGAATTTATCTGTGTAAATTATGAGATTGAAAGACCTACAGGATTTATGTTTAAACAAATAAAAGATATGAAAACAGATTTTGGCTGGTCTTATGCTGCTATGACTTATACATTATGGTATTGCAAAGAAATACTAGGAAAACAGTTAAATGAAAAATATGGAGTTGCTTTGGTAAAACATTTTTATGAAGAAGCAAGCGATTATTACACACAACAGGAACAGATCAGAAATCAAATGGAAAAACTAAAAGATGTAGAAATAAAAACTAAGATTGTTAAGCAAAATAACAAAAATTACATAAATCAGAATTCATCACTTGTTAATTTAGAAAATCTATTGAAAGGTGGTGACGCACATTAATTTTAGTCAGCAAGTAGATAAAAAAGCAATATTTCTATTGTTTGGATGTTATTGCATTAATCCACGATTTATATTGGATGAAAAATATGTGACTAATGCAAATGATTATCCAGAAAATTTTCATAGGATGATATGGGGAGCATTAGTAAACATTGCTAAAAAAGGAAATGTTGAAAAAATATCTTCCCTTGACATAGAAAATGAGATAGCACAAATAACAACAGCAACTTCTCTATGGAAAAATAATAATGGTTGGGATTATATAGAAGAAGCAGTCTCTATGGCTTCTGATAAACTAATGAACATTGGTAAATATCATGACGATGTACGAAAGTATTCTATTATAAGAAATGCATCCGAAGAACTTAAAATGGATATTACCTTTATTTATGATGAATCAGATGAAGATAAGATTGAGAGATTTAATGAATTAACCAGTTCTGATGTCATAAATGCATTTACAAATAGGTTTTTAGATTTTAAGTCAATGTGGAAAAATGTATTTGGAGATAATTATGCGTTTAAAGTCGGAGATGGAATAAAAGACAGGTTAAAGGAGCATAAAGAACAAGAAAACACATATGGTTATCCATTTCAATCAGGATATCTTACCACTGTATATAGAGGAATGAGACGTAAGAAGTTTATTATAAGAAGTTCTATAAGTGGTGGTGGTAAATCAAGAAGTTCTCTTGCTGATGGTTGCAATATGGTATCTGATAGAATCTATGATTGGAATAAGTGTGAATGGATTTCTACTGGTGAGACACAAAAAGTTTTGTTTATATCTACTGAATTAGAGAAAGAAGAAATCCAGGATATTATTCTTGCTCATGTCAGTGGTATAGATCAGGAAAGAATTGAAACGTGGGATAACATAACCAAAGAAGAGGAACAAATTTTAGATGAATCGGCAGGATACATTGAAGGATATGAATATTACATTGAGTATATGCCAGATTTCACGATAGATTTAATAACGGAAACCATTGAAAGATACATTATTAATTATGGTATTTGTGCTTGTTTCTTTGATTATATCAATGATTCCCCATCTTTGTATGAGTATTATTACAATAAAACACACACTAGGTTAGCAACTCACCAGATTCTCTTTTTGTTTAGTGCTTCATTAAAATCCATAGCAAACAAATTTAATATATATCTTGGTTCTGCAACGCAGCTTAATGATACCTATAAAGATGAAAATAATAAGGACGCTGGAGCCTTAAAGGGATCGAAAGCAATTATAGAAAAAGCGGACGGAGGTATTCTTGCATTACCTGTCACACAAAAAGACCTTAAAAAGTTAAAGCCAATATTAGAATCAGAAGGAAAATTTGGAACTTTGATTCCAAATATGGCATATTACATCTTCAAAAATCGTGGTGGGAAATGGAAGGTGATTGTAATATGGACAAAACTGAATCTTGGAACCATGAGAGAAAGTGATTGCTTTGTTACAGATTATAGTTATCAATTGGTTCCAGATATTGAAAAGACAATTATTAATTTTTCTTTTGAAGATGTTGGTGAAGTACATATGATTGAAGGTGATGAAGAAATATCTGGATCTGAATTAGCAATGGAATTATCAAAATCATCAAAGACTACAGTATAGGGAGGTATCTATATGACCGCCCAGGAATTAAAGGAGAAGTTATCAGAAGATGATATTAGGAAGTTGCTTACTGAAATGGGAGCAACTTTCTATTACGAAGATGATGATATGTGGATTACAGATACTATATGTCATCATGGAACGAAGCCTAAATTGTATTATTACAAAGACTCTAAAAGTTTTCATTGCTATACAGAATGTGGGCAGATGAATATTATCGGAGTTGTCATGGGATATAAAGGTTATGAGCAAGAAGAGTTTCAAAAAGCAATTAACTGGATATGTATAAAGCTAAATATTGATAATTGCGAATATGGGTTTGGAAAACAGGAACAAATTTCAGATTGGGAATTTATTAGAAAGTATAAACGCACAACAAAAAAGGAAATAGAGACAAAACCTTTAATTCCATATGATAAAAGTATTTTACGAATATTTCAAAAACTGTACACTCAGGATTGGATTAAAGAGGGGATCTCAATTGAAACTATGGAGAAGTACAATATCATGTATTCTACATGGCAGCAAAAAATTATAATTCCTCATTTTGATATGAACAATCAATTAATAGGGGTAAGAGGACGTTCTTTGGTGGATGAAGATATAGAGTTATTTGGGAAATATACCCCTTTTAAAGTTGGTAGGAGATTTTATAATCATTCTCTTGGTCATAATTTATTTGGATTAAATCATAATATGAAAGCTATTCAAACAAAAAGAAAAATTATGTTGGTAGAAGCTGAAAAATCAGTATTTCAGACTGACACAATGTTTGGAGAAGATAATTTTACAGTTGCTTTATGTGGAAGCAATCTCACTGATTATCAGCGTGGTTTAATTCTAATGCTTGGTGTAAGGGAAGTAATAATTGCATTAGATAAGCAATATCAAACATTAGATTCTGATGAATGTAAAAAATGGGCTAAACACATAAAAGATAAAATTATTGATAAATTATCTGCATATGTGGTTGTCACAGTTTTATGGGATTCAAATGATTTGCTTGATTATAAAGATTCACCAACTGATAAAGGGAAAGAAACATTATTGAAATTGATGGATCGGAAAATATACGTTGGAACAAACAATTAGGAGGGAGAGATTTATTGAGTTTTAAAATTGATGTACTTGGAAAAGTAAGATTTGGCAATGAACTTGAAGATATTTTGAAGTTGAAAGGAATAACAGATATTAACTCCTTCCTGAATCCAACAATTAAAAATACAGAAAGTGAGTTGCAATTTGACAATATTGAAACAGCAAGAGACATTCTTGTGAATCATATTTCAAATAACAGTGTAATAGATTTACTGGTTGACTGTGATTGTGATGGTTACACATCGGCTGCAAATATTTATCAATATATAAAGAGAATAAAACCATCAATAGAAATAAGGTGTTTTATTCATAGAGGAAAGATACATGGTCTAAAGGATGTTGTAGATTCCATGCTTTTAGACAATTCAAAATTGGTAATTATTCCGGATGCCGGTTCTGGAGATGTGAATGAATGTAAGAAACTAAAAGAAAGTGGAAAAGAAGTAATTATTCTCGATCACCATAATATCAGGAATAATGATAACACTATTCCTAATAATTCAGCAGTTGTAGTAAATAATCAATATTCACCCAGAGTAATGGATAAAGCTATGACAGGAGTTGGTATTACATATAAGTTCACAAAATTATTGGATAAATATTATGGGGTTGATTATGCAGATGAGTATCTTGACTTAGTAGCACTTGGAATGATTGGGGACAGAGCAGATACTTTGAATTTACAAACAAGATATTTGATTCTAAAAGGGTTAGAACAAATTAAGAGTAAAACGAATAAAAATAAACTGATTTCTGCTTTTGTGGATGCTCAAATGTATTCAATGAATAATAAGGTAACAATTAATGGATTGGGATTTTACGTCTGTCCTTTAATAAATTCTATGATCCGACTCGGAGAATATGAAGATAAATGCTATATGTTTGAAGCATTATGCAATTCTGACAAAATGTTAGAAAGAAAAGTTAAAGGTAAGGGAATGGTCAATATGACTATTCAGGAATATGCATTAAAGGCATGTCAGTCCACAAACAGAAAACAGAAAAAAATTACAGAAGAAAGTGCTGATATATTATCTGAAGAGATTGAAAAATATGGAATGGATAAACTACCAATTTTGGTATGTAATGCCAGAGATGATGTTGACAATAATTCCACTGGATTAATCGCAAATAGATTAGCAGACCAATATCAAAGACCATGTTTGTTAATGAGAAGAAAAGGAGATATATGTAAGGGAAGTGGACGAGGGTGTGATAAATGTGAAATCTTAGATTTTAACAAATGGTGCAAAGATACAGGATTATTTAATATGGTAGATGGACACCAAGGAGCATTTGGATGTGAAATATCTTTTGAAAACACCAATAAATTATTTCAATTATTATCAACTATGGAGCGGATTGATGAGCCAACGTATCATGTTTACAACATATATGATGCAGATAAATTACACGACCAAATCATTAAAAATGTTGCTAAGTATGATTATATATGGGGAAACACAGTACAGGAACCTATTTTTTATATTAAAAATATTCCATGCAATAAATATAATTTAAATCTTATAGGATCGAAACAAAACAAAATCGAATTTACATATCATAACATCAAGTTCACAAAACAAACAAAAGGAAGTTCATTAACTGCATTATATAAAGAAATATTAGATGTAGGTGAGAATATAGAGTTTGATGTAGTTGGAAGATTTTCTATTGATATGAAATGTAATAAGACTCCACAAGTGCTAGTGGATGATTGGATTTTTTATAAAAGCGATAAGATACAAGGTTTTGGATTTTGTTAAGGGAGGTGAGTGATTATTGATAGATAAAAATAAAATTTGGGGATATGACTTTGAGGTGTATTCAAAAATTAATTGGTGGTGTGTTACTTTTGTCAATTATTCAGATAGAAATAGCATCATTACCATCATTAATAATAGACA